GTTCCGCCATATCTAAAACTTTTACTTCGTTCTGGTCGTTTAACAAGCCAGTACCGAAAAACAAGTTTGACTTTTCTGCTGCTACCATTCGGTTATCTGCAAGTCCGTTTGCAACTACCACTTTCACACCGTCAAAAGTAAGTCCTGCTCCACCATCATACCACTGTGTTCCTTTGTTATCTGTACCTGAATTACCTTCTCCATTTAAGAAAGTTCCAAATCCACCTAATGCTCTTACATAAGCACGAGCGACATTTTGTGAAACGTATAGATAAAGGTCTTCCTTACCGTATAGTGCTGAATTTATAGCATCAACTACCTTACCCATTTCAGCGATTACATTTGAACTTGTTACGGCTGCAGGTGCGATTGTTACTCCACCATCTGCTGCAAAAGCTGCGTCTAAAAATAATCCTGTAAATCCGTCTGCGTTCCAAATTCTTTGCTCTGTTCCTTTTGCAACATCTGCTGATACTCTTGCAATAAAAAAGTCAGAGAATTTTGGTGGCATACTGTCGTGTGCTGAAAATCCCATTGATTCAGCTTCCCAGTCACTTTGAAATGGTGTTTTACATAATTCCAGGTTTACCTGTAATTCAGTTGGTGTTAAAATTCGCTCTGTTAAAGTTACAGTTCCTGCTGATGTAAAATCACAAGTTCCTGCTGCAATTGAAGATGCGTAATCTACTTTTTTAATTACTTCTTTTAATTTAATGTTTGGCTTAACAGTAATTAATTCGTTAGCCAATGTGTTTCCAGACAGTAAAGCAGCTCCTATGTATTCTCCTGCGAACTGACCTGCATACGTTGATGTAATTGTTGGTTGTGCCATTTTTTTTAATTTTTAGTTTTTAATGTTTGAAATTCTTGCAACGATTCTGTCGTATGCGGTTTGTTGTTTATTTTTGTTAAAGTTAAATTTTGCTTTATAACTCGCTTCTTCTTTTGGTGCGTGCTTTAAAGGTTGTGAAGCTGCTTCTGTTAATTGAGTTTGTAATTCGTCAATTTCAGAAACTTCTGTAAATTCTTCTTTTACTGTTCTTGACTTTAACGATCCAGATGCTTCGTCTGACGCTTCAACTTCTTCTGTCGCTTTGATGTCTTCTATCATTTTAACAATTTCAGTTAGGGCCTCTGTAAATTCCTGTTTTGAAACATACTCCATTTCAGTTTCTTCTTCTGCTTCTACTTCTTCTTCAACCACTTCTTCTTCAACTTCTTCTTCTTCTGTTGCTCCAATTGAGGCAATTATGCCATCTTCTTCTACAACAATTTTAGTTCCGTCTTCGAGATCGTACTCTCCAATTGGTAGAGCAACTTTCTCATCTTCGGTTACAATAAAAATTGACTCTCCTGCTTCAAACTTTTCAGCTTCAATAACAGTTCCATTGTCAAGATTTTTTTGCTCCAAAGACACTTCTAAACCTAATAAGGTTTTTACTTTTTTTAATGTGTCTGTTGCTGCATTCATAAAATTTGTGTTTATAGTTAATTAACGATTAATAAATAAAACTTTGCGTTTAAGCGTTTTCGTCTTCTAATGGTAATGCTGTAATCCTGCCGATGCCCTGGGCCTGTAAACTTCCGTCACAACATTTTGATGAATAAGTATTGTCGGCGCACAAGCATCCTCTACGGCTATTCCTTGGACTTGTTCTACTTGGTGTTTTAAAGGTTTTATTTCTCATTTTGTAAAAGGTCTTTTAATTCATTTAATAGTTTTTGATCTTCACTTTGTTTTGACATTTCTGCTTTGTCGGCAAAATAACCCTCTATACTAAACCCTTTTATTTTTCCATTTTTTACCTCATTGTTCCAGATTTCGTCATTATCTACTTTAACCGTTCCCATCCAGGTACCAAGCGGTAGATCCATTCCATACATATTGGATTTATCGTTTGCTTTATCTTCAATTAGCCAACTTTCTACAAGAGTTAAACCCTCTAATTTGTTTTTATGCTCCAAAGTGGAGTTACTTTGGTTACCTTGTTTTAAGTATAGCTGTGAAGCCGTCTTAACAGTTTCCCTGCTAAAATAGATGTAATATTCTTCTGTTTTTGTTTTTCTATAAATAGGTTTATTTGGTATTAAAATTGGCCCAACTAATATCTTTTGCTCTTTATCAATTTCAGCAAATTCATATTTTTTCTGTTCATCTTTTAAAGCAATAAAGTCTTCCTCAATTGCAGGGTTTTCTACAACAGAAATTGCTTCTACAAAATTATCTTGATTTTCGTCTAAAATAAGTTCTACTATTTTCATATTCCTATAACGTTTTTAATTATTTATTTTGCGTTTATCCCAATGATGCTCCGTCAACAATATTTCGATTTAAACTTTGCGATGTGGTTACATCATTTGCAACTACGTAAGTTTGGATTGGTGTTTGTGATTGGCCACCAATAGCATCTGCTAATTGATTTGTTTCGCTTGATCCGACAATATTAAATTCTGGTGGTGCAGACCCTGCACTTGCTGTTGGCGCTGCAATACTTGCTCCACCGCCACCACTTGCACCTGCTTGTGCTGCTACTGACTTTGCTTTTGATGTTGCGGATTTAATCGCTGAAATAATACCAACTGCTTGTGCTGCATATCCTATAATCATAGGTATATTTTGAGGAAAACCAATACTTGCAGTTTTTCCTGCTCCTGCTGCTACGTCTGCACCTGCTTCTGCAGCTTTTACCGTTGATTTTTGAACTGCTGCTTTTGCTGATGCAATAGTGGATTTAATATCCATTACCAATTCTTTTGCTGCTAGTAATTGTTTGGCTACTAACAAGGCTTTACCAACTCCACTTTCTGCACCTGCAATTGCTATCGCATTGTCAAGGGTTTGTTGCCTGGACGCTCGTTTTTTATCTTCAATGGCTTCCTCTGCATCTGCATACTGTTTCATTAATTCAGCCTTTTGTTCCTCTGACAATGTATCGTCTTCTAATAACAACGCTTTACGCTCTGCTATAATGGCTCTTTGTTCCTCAAATGACAACGCCTCTGTTTCCTTATCTAACGCCAAAGATTCGGCTAACGTTGCAGCTTCTTTTGCTTTATCTTCTTTGGTTTTTAAAGCGTCTGCTTCCTTTGCTGTAATTTCTTTTTGGTCGTATAAATCTTCAATTTTCTTTTTAGCTTCTGCCTTTTCAGTTGCAGATAATTTGACAGCATCCAATTCTGCCAACGCTCTTTCTCTCTGCCTAGCTACTTTTGCAACATTGGTTGTGTCCTCTAAATTTTCAGCTTCTTTTGTATATTTATCTGTTAATTTCTTTAATTTTTCTAATTCTTTTTTTCTTTCTGCTAATCTCTTTTTTCTTGTTTCTGCGTCCTCTTTTGCCTGGACTTCTTTTTGCGCTTGTGTTTCCTTGTGTTGTTTAGCTTGTTCAACTCGTTCTGCTTTACCCTCTTGTGAAGCCATAAATCTTGAAGCTGCCGTCATTCTTAAAGTTGCTGCTTCTTTAAACTGTGCAACACCCTCTTGTATTTGTTTTGCACCTTTAATTAATCCTTCTTTTGCTTCCTTTATATTTTGTGCGACTTTTGCCTTATCAATTCCAGTTCCTATTATTGGTATCTCTGCAATATATGACATTGCTTTATTTGCAAATAATTTTATTCCATTTCCTAAAATAGTAAAATAACCGATTGCAATATCAACCGTTCCACCGACTTTTAATTTAATGTCATTCATTGATTCCCTAAACGCAAATGCTAAAAAATCAACAACTTTACCCAATCCGCCAATTGCCCAAGTTAAACCTTGAACAAGCGTTCTTTGTAATTCATTCAATGGCCCTTCACCGTCTTCAACTCCTAATAAAAACCCTTCCCACGCCGAGCCTAATTTTGTCATATCACCCTCCAGGTTGTCCAACCGAACTTCTGCCATTCTTTGGGCCGATCCCTCTGCGTTAATAAACTCCTGTTCTAACTCGTTTAACTTTTCTTTACCTGTTGATGCTAAACTCAATAATGCTCTACCACCATTTATTCCGACTAATTCAATTGCTGTGTTTAGTTTATTTGAAGACCCATTTACTTGATCCATTGCATCCTCTAACGTAAGACCTTGTTTAGACAATTCAATAAAAGTTTTACCAAGTCCTGTTCCTGCCATTGATCCAGATATACCCCTGTCGGCCATTGCTGCCAATAAAGCCGTTGACCTTTCAATTGAAACACCTGCTGCATTCGCTGTTGGTGCTAATAACTTCATTGATTCTCTTAATTTCTCAAAATCTAATGCAGATTTACTTGTTGACAGGGCCATAACATCAACGATTCTTTGAGTTTCTGACGTATCTAATCCGAAACCTTTTATTGTTGACCCTGCAAACGCTGCTGCACTTGACAAATCAACTTCCAAAGAAGCTGCTAAATCTAATATTGCAGGTGTTGAGTTCTCAATATCTTGCAAACTAAATCCTAACTTTGCCAATTCAGTTTGAAGTCCTAAAACTTCCATTGCTGTGAATGCCGTTGTTGCTCCTAACTCCTTTGCTTGTTCTGTTACTCTAGTAAGTTCGTCTGCTGCCATCCCTGTAACTGCAGATAAAGTAGAAACTCCCTTTTGAAAGTCTGCACCTGCTTTTGCTGCTTTGGCTAAAACTCCAATTAACGCTCCAACTGCAACTACAATCGCTCCAACCCCTGTACTAACAAGGGCAATTTTAAACATATTCAATGCAGGTATAGCTGACAGTATTCCTTGCTTTAATCCTGCAAATCCTGTTGAAAG